CACACAAGGTTTCGGTTTTTTACCTGCAGATTCACTAACTGGTCAAGCGATCAAGAATCAGCATAAATATAAAATCGATGCCGCCCATGGAACGTCTATTTATCAAGGTGGTTTTGTTATTTCTGAAACAGGTGCTACTGGTTATATTGACTCAGCAGGAACGTCAACAACTGACGAATTGTTAGGTGTTATGAATGGTATTTTTTACAATGCTACGACTACACTTAAACCTACTTGGGCTAATGCATACATTCAACCAATTACACCAGCAAACTCAGAAGACATAACAGCTTTTATAATGGACAATCCTTTCCAGAGACTTGTCGCAGCAGCAGCTACGTCGTGGGTCCAAGCTAACGTACTAGCTACTTTTGGTGTTACTTCTACGGGAGATGACACTAGTGGTAGATCAACTGGTTCAGTTACTATTTTATCCACATCAGCAGATGCTAACTGCGTAAGATTATATGGTTCAGCAGACGATTCAGAAAATGCCGATAACACGGCAAATTTCTCATCTGTTGTTGTATCTATGAATCTTAACAGGTTAGTACCATAATAGGAGTATATAGACATGGCAATATCACGTTCGCAACTAGTTAAAGAACTAGAGCCAGGCCTTAATGCACTTTTTGGTCTGGAATATAAAAGATATGAAAATCAGCATGCTGAGATTTATGTCGAGGAATCAAGTGACAGAGCTTTCGAAGAGGAAGTAATGTTATCTGGTTTCGCAAACGCACAAGTAAAAGGTGAAGGTGCTGGAGTCGCATTTGATTCTGCGCAAGAAACTTTTACAGCTCGTTACACTATGGAGACTGTAGCTTTAGCATTTGCAATCACAGAAGAAGCTATCGAAGATAACCTCTACGATAGACTAGCTTCTAGATATACAAAAGCTTTAGCAAGATCTATGAGTAATGCTAAACAAGTAAAAGCAGTAGAACCTTTAATTAATGGGTTGCCTCAAACGGCTACTTATAATTCAGGTGATGGTGTTGCACTTTTTAGTACAGCTCACCCAACGATAGCAGGTACATTCGCAAATACACTTGCTACACAGGCGGATCTTAACGAAACTTCATTAGAACAATCCCTAATAGATATCGCAGGGATGACTGATGAAAGAGGTCTTAGAGTTGCAGCAAGAGCGGTTAAAATGATCGTTCCTTCTGAAAACCAGTTTAACGCTGACAGACTTATGAAGTCTCAAGGCAGAACTGGGACAGCTGACAACGATATCAATGCAATCGTATCTATGGGTATGGTTCCTCAAGGTTATAGAGTGAACAATTACCTAACAGATTCTGATTCTTGGTATCTGATGACAGATGTACCTAATGGAATGAAGTATTTTAACAGAGCTCCATTAACAACTGCAATGGAAGGTGATTTCGACACTGGCAACGTTAGATACAAAGCTAGAGAAAGATACGTTTTTGGCGTATCAGACCCTAGAGGTATCTTTGGTTGTGAAGGTGCGTAATTAACTTTATTTATGTGGCGGCCTTAAAACCGCCACATTCAATATATAAATGGTGAGAAAATGAAAAAATTCCTAGTAAAAATATACGCTTATAAATATCACGCTAAATTTGAAGTATTAGCGGAGGATAATGTTGAATCTATTGAAAATTCAATAGTTGACAAACTAGGAGATAAGAGTATAAAGTGGGAGTATCTTGGAGAAATGAACGATCCCAAGATTAATAGAATAACCTATGAGGAGGTTATAAATGATGCAAGCACATCTACAGGACCTATACAAACAAAAGAAGGTTCTGGACCTAGAATGGGAGCAGGAGCATCTTAATGAGGGTAAATATACTCTCAATATGGTTAGAATTGACAGAAAAGTCAGAGAAGTAATTAGCCATATAAAAATAGCAGAAGCTAAAAAAGAGCATCTGGTAAATAAGGTAGAAGACGCTGCCCCACAAGTTTCAGTAGCTACTTAATAAAAAGCTACATCGTTGGAAAAATCCAATCCACACTACACACCCTCTTGCACTCTACTTAAAACTACTATATAAATAAGACACTAAGATAATAAATCATAAATTGGTTATTCTTTTCTTAGTAAGAATAACTGGCGCGAGGAGGCGCTGATTAATATGACTACACACTTTTCAACTGGCGTAACAAACGTTAGAGGTAAACAGGGAGATACATCTCTGTTTAGTGGTATCAAACAACCCCTAATCACTGGAGGTTATAACCAAGAAGTCGCTTATCAAAACGACTGGGTGGTTTTTAACGACGAAGATTGGGATGTAACAACAACTGGTTCTGGTTTTCAAGTAGCACAATATCCTGGTGGATGGTTAAGAATTGGAGACGACAATCCAGCTGGAGGAGAAGCTTTAGGTATTTCTAGTAAAGAAGTATGGCAGTACAATGCAAACAAACAATGGTGGTATGAAACTAGAGTTGCTCTTACTGATGTTAGTGACTACAACTTTTTTGTTGGTTTTGCTGACAATTCATATGTTGATCCTGTAGCTTTACCAGCTGATGGGATTGGTTTTTCTCATTTAGAAGATACTACAACTATTCAATTCGTATCTAGAAAAAATGGAGCTGGTACTTCTTTCGACATGAAAGACAGTGCAGCTGGAAGTAACTACACTTTACAAGACTCTGCTATTGCAAGTCAAAGTGCAACGGTTTTTGCAATGCCTACTAACTCTGTTAGATTAGGTTTTCATTTTCAACCTGCAGGAACTGAACTTAACCAAACAACTGCACAATATAAATTGTACTTAGATGGTAAAAAAGTAGGAACACAGGAAGCAACAACTGTTCCAGATGATCTTGCATTAGAACTTAAAATTTTTGTTGAAAGCAAGGGCACAAACGCTAATCATTTAGCGACTGATTGGGTTCAAACAATACAACAAAGATAATAATATTAATCTGGGCTCCTACGGGAGCCTAGGTTTAATAGGAGATAATAAATGCCAAATGTAACAAGTATAAAATCAAAACAATTTATTTTTGCAACTGATGATGATGCTGTTTCGGTTTCTGCTGCTGCTACAACTTTAGCTATTTTAAATGGTGGTCCATGGGCAAATGCTCAACAGATTACTTTAAAATCTAGTGCCAATAATACAGGTATTACTTTTACGGTAGTTGGAACAGATGCTAATGGAGATGCACAAACAAGTGCCGCAACTACTGGACCAGGAGCAGGTGCAACAGTAACTGTAGCTGGAACATGGAAAAGCGTCACAAGTATTACAGCAAGTGGATCTATTACAACTGATATTCAAGCTGGTTTAAAAAGCGGTGCAACAAGTGGAACTTTTTATGCTGGAAGAACTAGAATTAGAGGAATGACTGGTGTAGGTGCTGGAGCTGGAATTATATTTTTTAAAAATGCTTCTGCAACTGGAGTGACTCAATTAGCTTTAGATGTAAAAGATGATACTATCGATCCATATATTCCAGATAATGGAATTATGTTTTCTGATGGAGCGTATTTTCAAATAACAGGAACTAGTCCAACAGGTTTGACAGTATTCTACGACGGATAGGAGATTAAATGGCAATTTCAACAACGGCCACTTTTGAATCTACCTTTTCAATTGACGAAGTCATCGAAGATGCTTACGAAAGATGCGGACTGCAAAACGTTACCGGTTATCAATTAAAAGCAGCTAGAAGATCTTTAAACATTCTATTTCAAGAATGGGGAAATAGAGGAATTCATTATTGGGAAGTAGGAAACACTAATTTAGATCTTGTCGAAGGACAAGCTGAATATATTTTCTATAGATCATCTGATGATGGTACAAGTGCTACTACTTCTCCAACTAATGGGTTATACGGTTTTTCAGATATAACTGAAGCAAGTTATAGAACAGAATATTCAACACCTACTGCATCAACAGATCAATCAGACTCACCTTTAACAAAAGTAGATAGATCAACGTATGCTGCTTTTTCAAATAAAGCTACTAAAGGAACTCCTTCACAATATTGGGTTCAAAGATTTATAGATAGAACTACTGTTACATTTTATCCAACACCAGATTCAACAGCAGCATCTAATTATGTAAATTTATATTATGTTAGTAGAGTTAAAGATGCAGGAGCTTATACTAATGTTGGAGATGTACCCTATAGATTTGTGCCATGCATGGTTGCAGGTTTAGCTTTTTATCTTGCACAAAAATGGGCTCTCGATAGAGTACAACAATTAAAATTATTTTATGAAGATGAACTACAAAGAGCTTTACAAGAAGATGGTTCACCTTCTAGTACTTATATTGCACCTAAAACTTATTATCCGGGGACGTAATGGCAAAATTTTCTAGAGGTAAATATGCACAATTTATTTCAGATAGATCTGGTATGGCTTTTCCATATTTAGAAATGGTTAAAGAATGGACAGGTGCAAGAGTTCATATTTCAGAATATGAACCTAAACAACCACAAGTTGATCCAAGACCACATGGTGCAGATGCACAAGCTTTACAACATGCAAGACCAAGAAGTCCGTCAGTACCAACTGCAACTCCTTTAGACAATGTTCCATTTTCTACAACGAATGCAAGTACAACTTTAAGAGTTTATCAACAAGATAATGAAAGACAAACAGGTGATGCTGTAAGATTTACTCAAGTTAAAGAAGCCGTGGGCGGTGTTCCAATTACAGCTTTAGAATTAGACACAACTTTAAATGGAGCGGTTAATGCAACAGCTACAACAATTACTTTAACAGACGCAACTTATTTTCCAACTTCTGGATATTTTGTAATTCAATCTGTTAATGCTGATACAGGATTATATAATAGTGAAACTATTCAATACACAGGTAAAGCAGGAAATGACTTAACTGGATGTACAAGAGGAACAGCTTCTCCTACAAGAGGGTCTACACCTTCTTCAACAACAGCCGCTTCTCATTCTAATGGTGACAAAGTCTATGGATCGTATATAATAACACGAGTTACTGAAACTGTTCCATATCCAGGACAACCATCAACTAAAACTGTAAGTAATTATTTTACTTTAACTTTAGTTAATGCAGCAACTTCAACGGCAACAGGAGGCGGAGCATTTGTTTTTGGTGGACCACCAAATCAAACTAATCAGTATCCGAGATAATTATGGCATATACTTTAACAAATTTAGAAGACGATATCAGAAATTACACAGAAGTTAGTAGTACGGTATTAACAAGCGCTATTTTAAATCCAATTATTAAGAATGCTGAAAATAAGATTTATAGATCAGCAGACAATGATGACAATAGATTTTATGCTACTTCAAACTTAGTTATTGGTAATAGATATGTAACTATTCCTGATGATTTAAGAATTATTAGATATATTCAATTACTAGACACAACTGTTACACCAAATGTTCAAAGCTTTTTAGAGAAAAAAGATACCTCTTATATGGCCACTTATTATGATAGACCTTCAGTTCAATCAGGAATTCCTAAATATTATGCTAATTGGGACTCTGAATATTGGGTTGTAGCACCTACTCCTAATGCTGCTTATGAAATTACTATGGCTTATATTAAACAACCATTTAGCATAACAGATAGTACAAACCCTATTGGAGCCCCAGCATCCACAAACGGAACTTATCTATCTAATAAATATCAAGATTTACTTTTATATGGATGTTTGATAAATACATATGGGTACTTGAAAGGACCTGCAGATATGGTACAATACTATCAGCAGCAATTTAATGATGCTTTACAAACGTATGCGATTGAACAACAAGGTCGAAGACGTAGGGACGAATACCAAGATGGAGTTATTCGTACACCTCTTAAATCACCAAGTCCATCAGATTATTAAGGAGATAAATAAATATGGCAAACGTAATACCTAACTCTTTTAGAGGTTCTTTATTTTCAGCGCATCATGATTTTGCGTCTGGAGGAAACACTTTTAAATTAGCTTTGTATACAGCTGGATCTGGTGCACCTTACTCTACTAGTTCAACAGTTTACACTTCAGGAACTGCCAACCAAGTAGGTACATCTGGAACTGGATACTCTACAGGTGGAAATACTTTAACTTCACAAGCAGTAGCAAGTTCAACAGCAGTAGCTTCCGTTGACTTTGCAGATACAGAATGGACTTCTGCTACTTTTACTGCAGCTTATGGAGTAATTTATAATAGTTCAACTGTAGACAGTACAGCTGATAGATTAGTTGTTGTGTTAGATTTTGGAGGAAATAAAACTTGTACGAATGGTACATTTAAAATTACTTTTCCTAATCCATCAACACCAGCTGATGCTATTTTAAGCATGGCGTAATAGGAGATAAAAAATGGCTTTAGTTTTAAATGACAGAGTTAGAGAAACCAGTACTACATCAGGAACTGGAACTTTAAACTTAGCAGGAGCAGTAACAGGTTTTGAAACTTTTGTTGCTGGAGTTGGAAATAGTAATACAACTTACTATGCAATTCATGAAGAAGGAACGGCTAATTGGGAAGTTGGAACTGGTACAGTAACCGATTCAACTCCGGATACTCTTTCTCGAACTGCGATTACAAGTTCTAACTCAGATTCATTAGTTAATTTTAGTGGTGGTACTTTAAACGTATTCTGTACTTTACCTGCATCTAAAACTATTGATATGACATTAACAACAGCAGGGGATATATTATATGCATCTGGAAATAATACTCCCGCAAGATTAGGAAAAGGATCAGCACTTCAGGTATTACAAATGAATTCAGGGGCAACAGCTCCAGAATGGGCGACAGCTTCAACCGGGGCCACTAATGGTTTCGTGATTGCAATGTCGATTGCCTTATAGTATAAAAAATTATGGCACAGAATTTTAAAAATTACATTACAAGATTAACAGGAACAGCAGCAGTAGACGCTTTAGGTGGTGCTACTAATAGTATTGACTGTTTAATTAGTGTGAGAATGGCAAACGTTTTAACATCAACAATAACAGTAGAAGCTTATATCGAAAGAGGTGGCTCTAATTACTATCTAATTAAAAATGCGCCAATCGTAAGTGGCGGATCATTAGAATTAATCGATGGGGGCAGTAAGATTGTTCTTGCTTCTGGAGATCAACTGTATGTCAAATCAGATACAGCGTCATCTTTAGATACAGTAGTAGGCGCAGTAGATGATATAAGTACATAGGAGAACTCATGGCGTATTTAGGAAATAGACCAAAAAATAATTTATTGACCATGAACTCTTCGCAGTACAGCGGCGATAA